TACCATAAAGGTAAATTTCCAAAGTGCATAAAGAATAACTCCATTTTTTCCATATGTACAGGATTATCTGACCACACTGACCAACCTAACATTACAATAGGGACCGACAATAAAATTAAAATAAATTCGTCTTTCCAGTCAGAATTTCTTGATTCTAATAATTTTCCTGAATATTCTAATTCACCGCTAGCCATACGTTGTGCAGTTTTAGCTGCAGCGTCTGCCATCATCATTTTAGTTTCTTGTTTCTTTTTGTAAATATGAGAACCAGCGGAAACGGCTAATTTAATTGCCGAGAACCACATGTTAATACCAAGTAGCTGTTTTATTTTTAGTAGCTAACATTCTTCTAGTACCTTTAACTTCAACTTTTTGAGATTCATTTGGTTTTGTCATCTCAACGTCTTTTACTTTAAAAGAATCTTTAGTTTTTTTATTTTGTTTAGTTTGTTTCATAATATATCCTCTTGTTATTTTAATTTAACCTTTTTTTTAGTTTATTGCTATCCTTTTTTACTAGAAATACCCATTTGTGTCTTAGTTAAACTTGTAGCTGCTCTTAATTCAGCTAAATCTTCGTTTTGTTCTAGTTTTTCTTCCTGATTAGACTGATTCATCATAGCTCTCATTTTGTCAAGACTTAATCTATCTTCAGATTCATCTTTTTTACGTGCATTTTCTTGTGCTCTAAGATCTAACTCTCTTGATTTAAGTTTTGCAATAGGATCATTTCCATATTCACCTGTTATTTTCTTTTCTTCTTCCATAAACTCATTCATCATCTCTGCAATCAATACAGCTTTTCTAGCTTCTATCTTCATAGTAAATTGCATAACCATTTGTTGCATTTGTGGGTTCTGCATAGCTTGTGGATTTTGTTGAACTTGTTGTAGCTGTTGAATTTCTTTTTGAAATTCCATTTCAACTTGTTCTAAAGCCATTAATGAAATGTGTTCAAAGATATTTTTTTCTAGAGATGCAGTTATAGCAGGATTGTTCTGTGCAAAATTAGTTGCCATAAAATTTAAATGAGCAGTCATGTGTGCTCTATGATCTTGTCCTTTAAATGCTTGAAAAGGTTTATTAGATAAAGAATCTATATGTTCTAAAGCTGGATCTTTTGGTTGAGGTGGTTGTGGTTTTTTAAGAACCATGTCAATGTTTTTAGTTCCAAGTGCTTCATACATTCCTCTATATGCATTATACAAATTATGTAATTGAGGATTGGATTGAGCCAGTTGCAATTCCGTTTGAGCGAGGGAAATACGCTGCGTTTGAGAGAAAATATTAGGATCTGCAACTGGAACAATATCAATCTTATCATCAAAGTCTGTTTGCTTAACAGCTTTTGATGCACCCACAACATCGTATGGATATTCTTTTGGTAAATATAATTTAAATACTCTAGCTAATAAAGAAAATTCGTTTTTTAAAGAATTGTAAAGTCTTTTATGGATAGCAGACATTGTTCTACTTCCTCTTTCAAGTAACGCAATTGTCGTACCCACTGCGGCTTGTTGATTACCCTCTCCTACTTGCGTGTCAGCTATTGAAGCAAAACGCTGGCCAGCTTGTACTACGACACCCATAAGTTGTAATAGTGTTTGAGATGGCTCTTTAAACGGAAGAGTCATGAAAGCATCTTTAATGTTTCCACCAGGTGCATCTACATCTCTAAATTCTCCAGGTTGAATACTTTGAGCATCATCCCTAATTCTTATACCTCTTTGTTTAAACCCAGCTGGTAAATTAGATAATGTTCCAGCATCTAGTAATGATCTTAAAGCAGCAGTTGCTGTACGAGACAAACCACCGATCATATGGATTAAACCAAAACCATAAAAACCTAAGCCTGGTAAAAATTTAAAGTGAACAAAGTAAGATATTTTTTTACGTAACTCATCTCCTACTTCGTAGTTTCTTCTGATAGATAAAATAGATCGAGAGTTTTCTTCAATCGTTACAATATAAGGAAGTTTAATTCCTGTTAGTTCCCCTTCGGGAGTGCGATCTTCAAAACCCTCAAGGTCTAAATTAACATGACATTCAAGTAATGTAAATACATCTTCTCCTCTGCCTTTTGTTATTCCTTCAATTTCATTTTCTTTTTTTTGTAAATCTGTTTCATTGTCATAACCAGGTTTTAATTCTATGTCTCTATAGAAACCTGTTACTTGTTGTTTTCTTAAATCATTCTCAGATGTTTTAACTCTATGCACAATAGCATCTGCATCTTCTAAAGAAGAAGCTGAGTAAGGTACAATTAAATCATCAGCAGGAACAAATTTAGAAACTGCTCTACCTAATAATTCATCATAGTAAACTTTTTTAAAAGCTGATCCTTGTAAAGGTAGATAGAATAACATTTGATCAAACTCAGGTTCATATTCTTTCATGACATCCATAATTTGATAATTCATAAATTGTTTAACACGTTCAGATTGTTGTTCTTTTTCTGGAGTGGGTGCTCCAAGTATTTGAGTTCTTATAGGACCACTTGCTGGTAATAATTCTTTGTAAGCTAAAGATTGAAATTGTGTAACTGCTTCTGCAAGAACAGGATGTGTTGCACCACTGGCTCCTTGAAAAGGTTCTGTTTTTTGTTCGTATTTAAATCCTAATAAATCTAGTCCTTGAGTAATAGCTCTTTCCCAATCTGATCTAGAAGATTTATATTCTTCATAGTTAGAAGAAAGTTCCGAACCAAGAGGCATCAATGTTTCCTCTGGTAGTATCTCAGCCAAGTTATCATAATGATTTTGGCTTTGTGCCTGGTTGAAGGCTCCTGGTTCAAAGTCTATTTCTACTCCACCGTCTTCTGTAGGAGTAATTTCAGTTTCACCTTGATCAGGTAAAGTTTCTTGTAATTCTATATTTTCTTCAACCGAAGATTCTGGTCCTTCTATCTCAATAGAAGTACTAACTTCGTTTGGAAGTGATTTGTCTGTTGCCATTATTTTTCTCCAATTTTACAGTCTTAACTTGTTTTACAGGAACATTCAAGCCCTGTGGATTAGGCCCTCTTTTTGGAGGAACAGTTGTTGTAAGTTTTTTCATTACCAATAATAACTTCTTTGAATTTTAGGTTTTGTTTCATCTATATAGTCTTCTGGATGTTGAATCAAGCCTCCTTGTCTAAATCTTAAAAGAGCTTGGGTCGTACTATCTACTAAGTCATCATGATCTCCATAAGGAAAAGCAGCACATTCCTCAATAACTTCTTGAGCAAACGTTTTATCTTTAGGTGCCCAAACAGATCCAGACTCAAATAAAGGGGCTACTGCGTTTACACGAGTGTGTTTATCATTTCCTTTACTTGGAGTAAAATTAACAACAGGTATACCCATTTGTCTAAGTTCATAGGTTAAAGGAAGTCCTGAAGCTTTTGCTTCTACTAATACTGTCTCAGGTTGCCAATAGTCATATTGTTCTTTTGCAACTCTTCTTAACTCAGGAAACTCCAATCTTTTTTTTAGTGAGTCTAGTAAAATTATTTGTTGAGGTGAATCCTCATTCAAACGAAATACACCCCATGTTGTAATAGCAGAATAATCAGCAGTTTCTTTTTTCATAAAGGCAGTATCATAAGATTGAATAATATGTTCTAAAGTTGGCATATAATCTTTATCCCAATCTTTCCACCATTCCCTTTTTAAAATTGCACCTTCTTCTGAAGTTGGGTTTTGCATATACTGTGCATTCCATTTTGCAATACCTGCAGAAGCTTTAACAGCTTCTAATTCTTCAAGATTCCAATACTCAGGCCACACAGGTTCATTGTTAGGAAGTATTGCAGGAAATTCTATCACTTCCCATTGATCTGCTTTTACTTCTTTTGCTGCAGCATTTATTAACTGAGCTGTTAAATCTTTTGTACTCCATCTTGTCATTACCAAAACAATTCTTCCACCAGGTTGTAAACGTTGTCGTGGTCCAGATGTGTACCATTCATATGCTTTATCAAAAGCATTAGGTGAATTAACATCTTGCTCAGAATGGGGATCATCTATAATTAATAAATCTGCACCCCTACCTGTTACCGCACCTTCAACACCCACAGCAAAATATTCTCCACCTTGATCGGTTTCCCATCTTCCCGCTGCTTTAGAATCTTCTCTTAATCTAGTTTTAAATAATTTTTGATACTCTTCACTATCAATTAATGTTTTGGATTTTCTTCCAAATCTAATTGCAAGTTCTGCTGTATGGGTTGCTTGAATTATTTTTAATTTTGGATTGTTCCCAATCATCCAAGCGGGTAAAAAATAGGAAGCAAATTCAGATTTAGTATGCCTGGGGGGCATGTTTATAATTAATCTTTTATTTTCTCCTGTCTGTAATTTATTAAATGCATCCGATATCTTTATGTGATGGGACCCTTCTATAAATTCAGGCCAAATGTGTTTTACAAAACTTAAAAAATCTGATCTGAGATGGGTATCTTTTTTTTTAGCTATACTAGTTAAAATATCTAAATTTAATTGTCTTCTTACTTTTGTGACAGTAATTTTATTTATTTTTTTTATATCTAGCATAATGTTGATTATGTAACTTGACAAGTATTTAACATGAATGACTATACAAAAGCAAGATTATAGAGAAGATTTTAGGTTCCCTGTTTTTGTTTTAACCCCTTCCCCCCTTTTAAGAAAGTTCGAATTTCCAGATCGGTCTGGTACCTCTATACTCTCTTTGGGTGGGTCCCGCCCACATGCTCTTCTCTAGGTGCGACATATTGACGCAGGACATATTGACGCAGGACATATTGACGCAGGGTGTGACAACGTATCACACCCTAGTTCCTCAACGAACCTTAGTTACTAATTTCTTTTCTTAAAGCATACGAAACATCACACTCAATGCCTCTAGCAAGATTGAGTACAAACTTATGCCGACTTAATTCTTTGCCATAGTTAATCTCCAAGCCAACGTGATGTTGAAATGTACGTCTCAGCTTGTCTGTGCTTACCAGTTCAGATGTTGAACCAAAAGTGATAAGAGCATGACCGTACACTTTTTCCGAGAACCTCACTCTAAATAAAATCTCATCAATATTATCTGTAGTGATTTTAGAAATACCTATTCCTAAAAGTGCAAAGCCTACTGCGTCTGCTTCTTTTCTCTCTATGCTTTCACATTCATCAATCAAAGGTAAACCATCAGATGTGACAAATCTTTTAGCTTTGTTATCAAAGGTTTTTAACTTTGAGTAGTAAACATTAAACGTCATATTATTCCTTTCGTTGAGTTGTTAATAAATTCAATATAAACTATTGTCCTATAATTTCTACTATTCTAGGTGCGACAGATTGTCGCACCAAGATTTATATTTTACTTATTCTTTAGTCTCTCAAGTTCCTTGTTCCGTAAGAAACTTTTCATCAGTTGGTTGCTTTTAAATAGTTGCCTATCTATTTCAGCACCACGAACCTCGCACCACATAAACAAGATAAACCCTGTTAGCATTAGTGCTATGCCGACATATAATATCACGTTCATTAGTTCCATACTTTCACCTGTCTGTCTATTGTAGTTATCTTATAGGCTTCGTCACTCATACGTTTAACACTCATTAATTTAGAGTGAGGATACTTAGTGACAAACTTAGAAGCCGTTAACGTTCTATAGTCTTTTATTTGCTGAGTCATATATTTGCTATACATTAAACCCATAACTTCCTAGCCTTAGCTTTAATGTAAAGTGCGTTGCCACAAACCCAGTCGTCTGTACCAGTAATAAACTTATCTTCAGTAAACGTCTCACGCCATAGTTTAGTACCAGCTTCGTTGTTTGGTAGTCCTTTTAGTTTTCCCATCTCATTAACTATAAGATAGTCTCCATTTGGAAACTCAATACCCTCAACATAACCACCTACAAATTTTTGTGCTTCCGAAAGTGTAGGCTCATTTTTAACATCAGTTATGATTTTAAATTCAACTGATTTCTCTTTCATTTGTGCAGACATATTTTTCCCTTTTTGTTTAGTGTTCATAAAACTAATTTAAGATTTTATGTTAAAAGTTAACATCTGCCAAATTGTCGCAGTTTAAAAAAAAAAAAAAAGGGTGGGTCCCGCCCACATGCTCTTCTCTAAGGTGCGACATTATGTCGCACCTTAAAGTAATTATACCTTAACTTTAGGTAATGGCTATTTGCAATAACTGTTCTGGTATAGGAAGTTTAATTCCTGCTTTATTCATTTG